AAAAAAGCCGATGATCAAAAGTTAGTAACTTGGGTTCAGCAAGTTTTTGGAACTGATGGAGCTATCGGTAAAAATGTAAAATATGTATCTAGCTTTGCAAATAATACAGATCATGTTGCTATTGTAGAACTTGCTAATCCAGGAACATATAAATCTATTTATGGAGATTTTACGGCTCAAGAATACACAGTAGCGATTGCAGGACTTATCGCTGGAATGCCGATTAATAGATCTGCTGACAATAAAGTTATGAGTGATTTAACAGAAGTTGAATACTTTGAGCCTAAGTTAGGTAAATTTTCTCTTTATATGGATGATGAAAAAGTTAGAGTAAACTATGGAGTAAATTCAAAAACTACTTTTGATAGCATTTGGAAAAAAGATACTAGAAAAATAAAAGTAGTTGAAGGAATGGGATTTGTAGCTGATGATATCAAAAATACATTTAGAAATTACTGGCAAGGTATTTATATATGTGACTATAATAATAAGATGAACTTTTGTTCTAATGTTACTAAGGTTTATTTTAAAGAAATGGCTCCAAATGTCTTAAATGGCGATTACAACAATAAGATAGAAATAGACTATGAAGCACAAAAAAGATTAGTTGTATTAGATGGGAAAGACCCAGATGAATTAACAGAAATGGAAATCTTAAAATATCCATCTGGGGATGATGTATTCTTGAATGGAGATGTCAAATTTTCTGATACTATGGCAAATCTTAGTTTAATTATAAAAATGTAATAGGAGGTAAAAATGGCAGACACATCAATAAGGGGTTATCATACTATTGCTGGAGCTCATGGTACTCTTTGGATAAATAATGAAAAAATAGCTGAATTTTCTAAAGTCAATGCTAAAGTTACTCCAGATAGAAAAGATGTACAATTAGGACTATCTGTGGATAGTAAAATCGTAGCATTGAAGGGAGAAGGAAGTATTACTCTTGAAAAAGTATATTCGAGAGGGAAGAAAATAGCTGAGAAATTAATAAAAGGACATGATCCAAGAGTTAGAATAGTTACTAACTTAGCAGATCCCGATACTCCTGGAAAGCAAGAAGAAAGAATATCTTTAGATAATGTTTGGTTTAATTCAATCGATTTAATCAATATTGCTAGAGGAGAAGTTATAGAAGAAGAGTATCCATTCGGGTTTACTCCTGAAGACTTAGCTTATGAAAATGATATAAAATAGGAGGACAATATGCTAATTACAGCAGATATGCTACTTGAAAATAGTAAAAAGATAAATAGTGATAAAAGAGAAAAAATAAAAATCTATATAAAAGAATTAGATGGAGATTTAGAATGTGAGCTTTTAAACAAAGAAGATTACTTAGATTTAATCTTATCCAAAGAAAAAGATAAGGATTTAGAAGTAATTTATAACTCTTGTTCTATTTTTAGAGATGATAAGCTAATAGAAAAGCTAGGTTGTAAGAATAATCCTGTTTCTGTTGTGAGCAAAGTTTTAAAAGACCCAACTATTTATAGACTAGCAGATTTAATCTTAGTAGTCTCTGGATATGGAGAAAAAGATTTAGTTAGTATTGTTGAAGAAACAAAAAACTAATAGAGAGCGACTGGAAATTAAGTACAGTCGCTCATTACTTGAATAAAGGACATACATTAGAAGAACTTAGAAAACTTTCTGAAAAAGATTTATTTTATATGTACCTTTTAAAAGAACAATGATATAATACAGTATATTAAATTCATTTTAGGAGGGAAGTTTTATGAAAAAGTATAAGTTTGAGTTTGACTACAAGTTTTTTGATTGTTTGTTATTAGCTGGTCAATGTTTGCTTGTATCATTAATATCAGTATTAGTTTTTTCTTTTTTAGGAGGGCTTATTTTAGGACCATTTTTAAGTGATATGATAGCCTTAAATTTAATTATGATAGTAGGCTATATATTTCCTTTTGTATATTCAATAATAGCTATTGCTAGATATTTAATAGAAGGAGTTACAATAAAAGAAATAGAATAAGAACTAAAAATTAAATATTAAATCAAATTAAGAGCAGTTTTGAACTGCTCTTTTTTTATTTGGAGGTGAAAATTTGGAACATGTACTAAGTGCTAGACTAGAACTCAAAGATAAATTTACAGCTGTAATTAATAAAGCAGAAAAAGGGCTTGCTGGACTTTATCAAAAAGCTAAATCTATGAACTGGGAAAATGTTAATAGTGGTTTAAATAAATTTGGAGCTGTTGCTGCAGGAGGATTAGTTGGATTAGGTGCTATAGCTGGAAGCTCTTTAACCGCTTTTGCTGATTTAGAGGATCAAGTCAGAAGAAATAAAGCTATCATGGGAGCAACAGCAGCTGAAGAAAATATGCTAATGACTCAAACAAGAGAACTTGGAAGAAGTACGAAATTTACAGCTCAAGAAGTAGCACAAGCTCAAATGTATCAAGCAATGGCAGGAATGAAAACAAATGAAGTATTAGAAATGACACCAAAACTTTTAAAGCTATCTATTGCATCTGGAGAAGATTTAGCTAGTACATCAGATTTACTTACAGATAATATAAGTGCTTTTGGGTTAAAATTGCAAGATGCTGATAGATTTATGGATGTCATGGCGGCTACTGCAAACAATACAAATACAAGTATTGCACAACTAGGAGAAGCTTATAAGTATGTTGCATCAACTTCAAGAAATTTTGAAAGTTTAGAAGAGACGAATATTATTCTAGGATTATTAGCAGATAGCGGACTTAAAGGTTCTATAGCAGGAAGAAATTTAGCATCAATTTATGCAAGACTTTCAAAAACAACTCCAGATATGGATGCAGCATTAAAAAAAGTTGGAGTGACTCTTTATGATAACAATGGTAAGTTTAAAGGATTAAGAAAAATTTTAGAAGAATTAAAGCCTAAACTTGCACATATGAGTGATGAGCAAAGAAATTACTTTTTAACAACTATTGCAGGTTCTGAAGGATTAAAAGTAATGAATAATTTATTAGGAACTTCAAAAGAAGGGATAGAAAAAGCAGAAAAAGCAATATTAAATGCAAGTGGTGCAACAGATAAAATGGCTAATGAAATGGGAAATACAACTAAAAATAAAATTGCTGAATTTAGAAGTGCTGTTGATGATTTAAAGTTATCTATTGGAGAAGGTTTAGCACCAACCGCAACTGACTTCATAAATAAGTTCACATCCAAAATGGCTGAGCTAAATTCTAAAGGAACTTTTGATGCTCAGAATGTTGAAGCTTATTTTAATAGAATATTCTCTCTTATAACTGAGGCTATTAAAGGATTTGCTGCATTAAAAGTAGCAGCTATGGCAGAGAATATTTTTCCTGGTGCTGGAAAATATGTAATAGGTAGCTATGCCGCATATAAGGCTGGGAAATATGTTGCAAATAAAACACAAATAGGTACAGGACTCGCAGAAGGTATGAGAGTTTCAGAATATACTAATAAGTATATGAAACAAGGATATTCTAGAGAAGATGCAGATAAGCAAGCTAGATTAGATGTTGAAAGAGAAAGTAAAATGAGAGGATGGAAATCTGAAGATTATAAAAAACAAATTGAAGTTGAAAAAAATCAAATAATCTTATCTTTAGATGAGTCTCAATTGAACAAACTTAAAAATAATACTATAGGTTTGAGTGCTCTTGGATTAAGTTCTGAAGATTTAAAACAACAAGAAATATTATTGAAAAATAGAAGTATAAATTCCTTAAATTCTCCTCTACCTAAAAAGCCAAAATCTGAATATGAAAAAGCTTTTGCAGATTTAGGTGTTAAAGCACCTATAGCAGCAACTACAAATTTTTCTCCTCAGGTAAATGTTAATATGGGTGGAGTTGTAATAAAAAATGAAGTGGATTTAGAAAAAACTGCAGAAATGTCTAAACAAAAAATAATGGCGGAATTAAAAAATTATGTACAAATAACAAATTAAAGGAGGATAAGTATGAAACCAACATTTATTTTATTGAAAAATTCTACAAGTACTCCTTTTTTCTTTGTGGTCCCACCTTTAGATTTAAAGATTGAGAGTGAGCAAGACACACAGATTTTTAAAATAATTGATGTAGGAGAAAAGACTCTAATTGGAAATAGAAAAGCTGAAAGAATTAGTTTTTCTACATTTTTTCCTAATCTTAAATCTCCTTTTTTTAATTATTTACTGTCTGCAACTCCTTCAGGAAGTGTAGAAACATTAACTAAATTAAAAAACGATAAAGAGCCTTTAACTTTAATTGTTCCTGAGTTCAACATATTTTTTAAATGCTATATCCAAAGTTTAAATTTTTCTATAATTGAAAGAACAGGAGACATTGATGTTGAGATTAGTTTGATAGAAATAAGTAAAAATAAAACATTGCTAGATGTAGCGAGAGGCTTACTTCAAAGGTGATAATATGGAAAAAGTAAAAATATATGTTAATGGAAAAGAATATAAAAATATTTTTATTCAGATTATTTGGAGTGGAGCAATTCATGGAACAGCTAGAAAGTTAGAAGTTGAGTATTTAGGAGATATTATAACTAATATTGGAGATGAAATCATATTTTCTTATGAAGAAGAAAGATTGTTTTATGGCAAAGTTT